CTCCGTGAGTATTCTCATTGTGGAGATGTGTTATGTAAGGATTCGGTTAGGAGTTAGCCTTACGCTCTTGTGCTAACTTCTGCGCTCTGTTCTTCTCCCACTTGCGGGTGGCTGCTGGTGAGTCACCATTAAGAGGGCATAACTTGATGCGCGGAGCTGTTAGTACTTTCTTAGACAGTTTGCCACATACTAAACATGGCATGTCTAAAGTATCAGTAGAAACGAAGCGTTCGGTCATATGATCGTCTTCGCATCTAAAGTCAAACAAGAGAGCCACTAGTGTACACTCTCCTGTTCTTCTTCTGCTGAGTAGATTTGCTCTTCAAGATTCAAGCAGTTGGCTATAACTGATAGCTGCCCTTTTCTTAAATAAAGCTCTTCTAGAGTCTTTGTATGCTCTATAGAATCTACTGTTTCAGAACTATCTCTCAGGTCTTCTAGAAAGAGTTTCCACCCTTCAGACCTAAACATAGCTTTTAAATGGAAATAGTAATGCTCTAGTTCTTGGTCTATCATACTGTTTCTCCTTCAAAGGACAGCGGTTATTATTGCTATAAGCATCTATTATACCACAGTTTTACTCAAATGTCAAGTTATTTCTTCTTTTTGCTTGACTTCTTTGCTGGTTTGCTGTATATAGCGTCCCAGTTGCTTGAGAACTTAGCAGCGTCAGTATTTCTAGTAGTGCTACCTTTACCACCATGTGTCTGACCTTTCACTTACGCATTGCTCTAGCAGCGCGCTGGCCTCGCTTAGGCAGGGGCTTTTTTCGTTCAATAGGAGCTTTCTTTGTAGTCTCTTTTTTTAAAGGCTCAAACACTACTCTATTCTTTTTTGCAACTTCTTCCTTCTTAACAGACGGTCTCTTAATAGGTACTTTCTTAACAGGTCTTTTAGACAATGGATTCTTTTTTGTTGAGCCTCCACTGCCATCACCGTCACTACCTCCTGCAATTGTTTTATTTCCTTTCTTTGCTTTAGGTTTCTTAGCTAAGCTTGCTTTATTATATGTTGGCATTACTACTTCCTCTTTGATTTAGCGCCTGAGCATTTCCATCTCTTGCGCGATAGGTTATTAGGTGTGTTAGGATCGTTCTGCTGTTTCTTAGATAAACCTTTCTTAATACCTAGACTTCTGGCACAGTAGCTGTCACCTTTAGAAGTCCCCGCTCTTACACGAGGGCCTCCGTCTTTAGCGTTACCTTCTTGTCCGAAGCTTACCTTCTTGCCACTAGCGGTTACTTTGACTTTGGCTTTACCTTGCCTTGGCTTTGGCTTTGGCATTTTAGCTCCTCCTCTAGTTTAGTTATCTTCTTCTGAAGCGTCTCAAACTGAACATTTACCTGTGCTACAACGTGCTCTAAATCTCTAGTAGTGACCATGTTATACAATCCCTTGTGGTGGTTGAGGTGTTAATGGAGGCATTGGAGCTGCTGGAGCTGCTGGAGCCATAGGAGCAGGTGCTGGCGCAGGGACTGCTCTGTTCTCTTGTACCGCTATGCCACGTTCTTTGAGAAGCTGCTCAGAGACTCTAATACGTCTCTCAAACTCTTTGTCGTCTGCATCTCCCACTTGTAAGTTAGTGGTTACTGCCTTAATACGATCAATCTCTAACTCTTGTGGTATAGCCTGTGCTTCCATAGAAAGCTTACCAGCTCTAGCATCAGACTCTTTAGCCTGTCCGTTGAGTGCAGCCGTCTGTGACGCTTGGAAGGCCATTTGAGCTTGTTGTGCTTGCTGCTGTGCCTGCTGTGCTGCTTGCTCTTGCTCTGGGTTAGGCGTGTTAGCCTGCTGTAGTGTAGCAATCAACTCTTCACGGTTAGACAAGTTCATGTTATCAATGATGGACATAACTAGCTGTGGGTACATAGGCGTGTCTGGAGACATAGTTTGTAGCAACTGTACAAGCTGTGTAACCTCGTACTCACGGGCGATAATACCCAAGGAGCTAGAAGTATGGAACTTGTAGTCAGCTACTGGATACATCTCAGGCTCAAACTGCATGTAACGCCAAGCTGCCTTCTCTACAAAAGGAATGATAAAAGCTTCTTGGAAGTTAATCAGAGTGCGTTTATGACGTTTGATGATTGCACCAAGCGACATAGAAACACCAGCAGCAGTAGCGTCTCCGTTAACAGAACCAGCAATACCAGCACTATCAATAGCGCCCGTTGCCGTCTGAACCATAGTTTGTAGAGCTTGTGCTTGAGCAAAGGTGACCTGACTTACTTGACCGAAGTTAAAAGGTTGTAGGATTTCAGCAGGGTTTCCGTTAGTGAGAATAACTTTTCCTGGCCGAATCTCTGGTTTAGCGCCACGAGGCATACGACTAGCGTCCATTGCCATCATAGGGTGTATAGTAAGTGCTAGAGCGTCAATACGTGCGCGTAGCTCAGTGTCTAACGCCTTCTGTGAGTTATAACCCTTCTCACACACACCACGACCCCAGAAGCGGCTAGGGACTACATCCCATGGGAATGCCACGATAGGACGGTCTTGCATCATGTAAGGATTCTTAGTTGCTTTGAGCAGGACACCCCTGTTAGCAATAACAACAACTGCTTCTACATAGTAAGAGTCGTCTTCCTCTTCGTCAAACTCAACAAACTCTTCGTCTTCTGAGTTCTCTTCTGCCATAGCAACTTCTAACAAGTGACGAGGCACTAGACCGTAGTACTTAGTTAGTCTAACCTTGTCCTCACCAAAGGAACTGAGGTCTGAGTCTGGTTCAATCTCAAAGTCAGTAGCAGCTTCGGAAATGTCTTCGTCACGATATACACCACTTTCCTGCAACTCTTGTACTTTAAAGTGTGCTACAAACTCGTCTACAGCACACCCTAGTGCGTCGTCTACAGACGTAGCTACAGGGTCTATAAGGAAGTTCTGAGGCATTACAGGGCGTAGTTTAACGCATGTACGGTCTTTAATCGTAACACCTACTGCTTGTAGCTCACCACCCATAACAGGCTGTGTTGCTGGAGCCATCTCTTTTTCTGACTCTAGTACTACTTCAGCAATACCAGTGCCAAACACAGCAGCGTTAATCAAACACTCTGCCACACTCTTGCGTATCTTGTTCTTTTTAAAATCATCGTCTAAGTGGTTACGAAGCATAACAATGTCTTGCTGGTCTTGATCGTGGATGTCGTCTTTAATATCAAACCACTTACCACGGCCAAAGGTAGCTTCCTCTAGCTCCGCTACAGACGACTCTACTGCCTGTTGGAGTGCAGGAGAAATAATCTTAGATCGTTCTGTTAAACGTCCTTGATCTTCAGCAGACCATTGTCCACGCCATAGACGGTAGTATTCATCAAACCTCTGTGAGTAGTTATCCTCGTAGTGGTCTCGCCAGTTGTCACACTTAGCCATAACCCAGTCTTCAAGAGTTTGTTCAATGTTAAATTCGTCTTCTGTATCTAGCATAGTTAATACCCTGCGTATTTGTCTAGGAATTCGTAGTCTTCTTCTTCATAGTCCATAGCGTAAGCAACCTTAGCTAACTGGTCAATGTACGCTAATGCATCTATCAAGTCGTCGTGGACTAGTACGTTAGGGAACTGAAACAACTCATCTAAGAACTTGCTGTTCCACTCACCCTTGTTAAGCGTTATGTTACCATGCTCGAAGCGTCCTTGTAACGCCCAAACAACTCTATCAATCTTTCTCTTATTGCCGTGTGTAAGCTCTTCCACTCTAAAGAAGCGTTGGTTCTTCTTCATAATGTCGTTGAGGTACGGATGGACAGCGTTCTTTAACGCTCCTTTCTCGATGCCGACTGAGATTGGTTTATAGTCTCTAACTGCCTCAAAGATTCTTCGAGCGGTCTCTTCAACGCCCCAGCGGCCATGTATGATATTAGCAACCCACCAGCCCTCAGTGTTCGCTTTAACAACCGCAATAGCTGTTGAGTCAAGTCTGCTAGTCTTGGTGGTATTCTTACCCGCCTCAGAAAAGCCTGCCAAGTCAACAGCAATGTAATACTCACCATCAGTAGGCTCCTCTTCGCTAAACTTAACATATTCTTCTTTGAATAACTCACCGCCCATTGCCTCAAAAGATGCCATGAACTCCTGACGAAAGGAGAACGAAGACATAGACTTCTTAGCAGCTTCTATCTCGTCAGCGTCCAATAGCGGGTTGTCGTAGCTCGTGAAGTGAAAACCATTAAAGGTTTCGTCGTCACCAACACTAGCGTATGTGTATAACTCGTAGAAGTGGTTACGACCCATTGGCGTACCAATGAACATAGCTCCACCCTTCTGATCCGCAAGCGCAGGACGCAGGATTTGCTCCCAGACCTCTGGCTTCATGTCAGCGTACTCATCCATAACCAAGTACTTGAGGCTAACACCACGCATCGTTTCTGGTCTGTCTGCACCCTTTAGAGCTAAGACAGCACCATTTATAAACTTTATCTGTAGGTTGTTAATGTGGCTAGAGGCTATAACACTGTGTCCAATCTCTAGCAACGCTTGCCACATAATGTCCCTAGCCTGACCCTGTGTAGGGGCAACATAGAACACCTGACCTTTAGTGGAGCTTAACGCCTCTACAATGAGCTTGTAAGCAGCTAGACGAGACTTACCTGTACGTCTGCCAGCAGCTATAACCTTAAATCTAGCGGGGTCGTCCCAGACTTCCTGCTGCCACGGCAACAAGGATATATTTAAGTCAGCCAACTAGAGAGCTTCCTTAAACGTCTTAGCTGCTTTAGCTTGCTCTTCTTTCATGTCTCTGGCTAAATTGCTACTAGAAGCACCACCTGCTTTAGAACGCTTTTGTGCAAAAGTATCTGCTTCTTTGTATGCTTTAGGTGCAAAACGAGGAAACTGTTTGCTGGTCGTTTTTTCATACTGTTGAGCTAACAACACGGCTTCTTCTTGGTCTTCTATTAACCTAGGTTTTCCATCACCGTCCCACCAAATAGAAGGTATAACCATAACACCTCCTTCTGGAGAGTCTACAGTAATTAAATACTCTGTAGATGGGCCTCCTAAGCCTACGTCTTGAGGTTTGTGCTTCTTGTAATCAAAAGGCTCTAAGGTCATAGGCATATTAGTAAGTCCACATTACAGGAGACTCATTACCGTCAAGGTCGCGGATGTCAACATGCACAAAGCTACCAGCAATTCCAATTCCCGTAAAGCCCATCTTAATGGCTTCTTCAACAATCTTATAACGCTGTGTACCATCTGTAACTTTAATATCTGCGGCAATACCTTGGGCATGTGTTCCTGCTTTCTCCTGTTTTTTCTTTGCTTCAATGGGGTGGTCTTTTGATCTATAACCACTCGTAATAACGAAAGGGAATCCACACTTACCTCTTAACAAGTCAACAGCTAACAAGAGGTCATCGCTCATCTCGTTCTCACCTGAGTACTGGCAATCAAACTCTTCTTTAGTAAAATAGTCTAAATCGTTGTTAATGTTAAACATCAGTGTATTCCCCTTCAATGGGTGTATCTGGTCCACTTATAACAGTGGTTTCGCCACCAACACCTGTAATAGAGATGTTAATGCTGTTCTGTCCACCGTTAACCTTGTCCTTCTCGAAGTAGCTAACAGGTAACAATCTATCCATACATAGTTTCCACGCTGCTGCTTGATTCTTGTGATCATCGTCTAACGCTGCATTAAGAATACTGTCTAACACCTTCCTAGACTTAGGCGATGCTAACATCCTTGCTTTGTAGTCGTTGATTATAGAAGCGTCACCTTTAGGTCTACCAACAGCATTACGTTTACCTTTAGTAACACTATCTACTTTAGCTTTCTTGGGTCTACCTAATTTCTTAGTGGTCACTGAGTTGCCTCTCTCTAGAGATTCGTTAGCGATGCAAGAAATGCTAGAGCTTTAGAGTGCTAGAGTTCGCTGTAAGGACGAAGTGTGATTATTAGTTGTACTCTTCTTCAGTGTTAGCGAACTCTAGAACTCTAAAGCTTTAGCATCTCTTGCGTTGTTTGTTCTATATAGTCTATTATAGCATATTTTTTAACAAAAGTCAAGCATTATTTACTGTTATTGTTAATTTAAGTGGATTCGTCTAAGATTCTTGTGTTTGTTAGCATATTCCACTGCTTGTTAACACCTACCCTGTCCCTTCTCTGGCGGATTTCAGTAGGTATTAGCGTCTCCGCAGTCGCTTTTTTAGTTCTTTACAATCAACTACTTAGACTATATAGTTATAACCTATTAGAGCCTTGACTTAATAGTCTAAATTGACCCTTTTTAGTATCTCTGCGGGTACAGTAACAACTCCAGCGATCCCAGCCCCTCCCCCGTCCCTCTATAGCACACAGCTGACAGTAAAGCCAGTGCAGTCTGTGACCAGCAGAGACGATCGAGTCACCAATGATTCTGTACAGGTCATGAGAGAGTGTGCTAGTGGGTACTACTGTGACCAATAAAGCCTAACCAGTCACCTCAATATATTGACAATTATATAGCTGTGTAGTATTCGCACGCGGGCGCGCATAATAGATAGTAGGCATTCACCAGATCAATAGAGGTCAACATCATTATAAGTTAAATAAATGGCTATAAGTTTGACACAGAATGACAACGCTCTATAATAGACCCATCAAGCAAACAAACACAGAGGCAGTACAATGGATAATCTAATTAGCAAGTTAAGCAAAGCAGACCAGCGCGGTGTCAATATGGCCTTAATGAATATCAACCACGGTAATAAAGAGGCCGCTAACCGTCTTTTAGACAGCATGCTTAGAGCGGCCAATAGTCGGTCACACTCAATTCTATTAGCAATAAAGGAACTAGTATAATGAACAAGCAAACTGAACAGCAATTAAGAGACGCAGAGATCGAAGTAGCATACCAGTATCTACAACAGAAAGATTGGGAGCGGATGAACAAGCAGCGCGAACTGATGAGCTGGGTAGGTTTAACATTTATGATGGTAGGGTTAGCAGGTTTGGCACTTGGTGGCATCAACTTAATATTATTCGGAGGGTTATAACATGAAACATTGGGAAATAGAGCACAACGGCGACCATATACGCATAGAATGGAACGAAGGCGGCACGTTTAACCTGCAAACGCCAATAGGCGGCGAATGGATAGACTATCATTGTTTCACCTGCTATGGTATTGAAACAGACCACGAGGCGCTAGAGTGCGCTATGGATTTATTAAACAATGCAACTGAGGAGTTAATCTAGTGAATAGCGTTCAAGTCATTTTTGACGATCCCGAATATAATTACAGAACATCACACAGCGCGAAGGCATCACAGCTAGACGCTGAGAGCTACTTCATAGGTCAGACATTCAATGTAGGTGCTTACCCGCATAATGACTTCCAGACCTGTGTAGCTATTAAATACACGCAGGAGGCGGTGAAGTAATGAATAAGCAAATACGAGAGTTCTACTTGGACTGGGTCAATAATTACCTGACAGTGGAAGTAATGGCAGAGCATCACGGGCTAGACGTGGTACATGCACGGGTGCTGATAGGCATAGGCAGGGATGCGCATCAACAATATATAGATGAGGTGGCATAATGTACAGGGTATACTACTACATGTTTGATTATAGCAAATACTATACAACAATGGCTGGAGCGCATGCAGCGGGTCGCGCTTCAGGCTTTAAAGAATACACTATTACGAGGGTTAAATAATGGAACTAGGATATAACCAAGATTGGCAAACACAGGCGCGAGGTTCTAATGATTCGGAGTATCAGATTTACCTTTCCTTTGCTGACGATGGTGCTGGTATTGACTTTACCACTGGAAAGCCCTTAAAAACTTATGATGAATGGCTAAATACATAATGAGGTGGCATGATGAATAAGCAACTGAGAGAATTCTATTTAGACTGGTTCAATAATTACCTGACTATAGAAAAAATGGCAGAGCATCACGGGCTAGACGTAGACGATGCTAAAACACTGATTAGCATGGGGCGCTATATGCACCATAGACATATAGAGCAGGTAGCATAGGAGCCATTACGGACTATTTAGCCTAGTATAGAAGCTAGGCTTTTTTTATGCCTATCAGTTAACAATGGCGATTTAAGACCATAAACGCCTAACCAGTACCCTAGCACCTAGAATGCTATAAACGCCGTTAGAACGCAATACAGAGCCTTTAAACCTGTTTCCCGTAATAGAGGGACTATAAAGAAGATAACGAAATAAACATTTGACGTAGGGCGCTAGAATTAGGTAAAGTCACGTTTTAAACCAACATAGAGAGAGAGAACCAATGAGAAAATTAATAGATCAAGAACAATATCAACGTAGAGTAGACGACGAAGCTGTCCAAATAGCCTTCTATACTATGCCGCAAGCGTTGATCGACGACGACAACATATTAAACGAAGCAACTGGAGTTGATAGCGTCTCTGGCGATGGAAGCGCCTATTTAGAAACAGTAAGAAGCTACATTTTAAAAGAAGAGGATGAGAAACTAGGACGATTTGTAAGAGAGAATGCAATAGACTATCTTTTGCGACTCGCAGAAACTAAAGCAGAAGATGCTGTCTTAGATCAGTTATTGTTGGAGGGGTTCTCGCTTGAGGAACGCTAGCGGTTGCTTGTAAGCGTTTGTGATACTGTGAAGGTTTTTAGGGTATCAGAAAAAACAATAAAATTAAAGGTGAAATAGAAAATGATTAGAAACCAGAAAATAGTAGAGAATAGAACCAAACACCCGCGCATGTTGGAAAATGTTAGGTATACATTGAGCCAAATAGCGACAATAACAGGCACTAACATTAGCACCCTGCACCGTCGAGTAGGTAGAAGAGACTTTTTAATCGAGGACGATATAAAGGTCAAAGAGCGCTCTATAATATGGCCTAGGCTAGAGAGCAAACTAGACCATAAGAGTCAAGAATGGCTAACAAGGAGAATAGTGTAATGTTTAAGCGGTACATGACGGAGGGAACACTAGACCCAGAAGTTCAGGCAGTGTTTAAAGCATCAGAAGACATTGCTAACGGAGTAATGAGCTTGCAAGATGCTGCAAAGTTCTATAGAGTGTCGAGTGAAGAGATTGTTCAATTCATAGCAGAGTCGTCAGAATATGACTTTGTGTTCAACAGAGAGAGAGAATAAAATGATTATTTTTGGTAGACATTTGTCAATAGAGTATAGGCTGGGCGTAGGTATAGACCTAGAGTTCTCAGAGAGCAGGCCAGTAGTTTGTTGGGATACTGAAACCGACGAGCTGGAGTCTATGTTGTTTCAAGGGACGATCTTACACTTGCCGTTGTGTCTGGTTAGTTATGGTCGTGTTTATGTGGAGGTGCTCTGATGGGTTACCATGACGCGCATTTGCCTTGCGACGATTGCGGTTCAAGCGATGCATTGCAGAAGAACGAGAACGGGAGCAGTTATTGCCATAGCTGCGGTGTTTATAGTAAACCTACTAATGGTGAATTTGTGATAGAAGTACCTTACAACGCAGAAGCAGAAGCAGCACCTATGGAGCATGACAGAGAGCTGGCGTTACTTGATAAGCTTTTAACTAACGGACGTTATAACGCCATCCCTTCCAGAGGCTTGACCACCAAGACGGTGCAAACCTACGGCATTCTTGACACTCCAGAGAAAACCTATTTCTCTTATTACAGCGCAGAGAACCCTAACACGCCTATAGCAGCAAAGGTGCGACAGGCAGACAAGCGGTTCACGACTATGGGCGACTGGAAGGATGCAGGGCTATTTGGTCAAAACCTGTTCAACGGTGGCGGCAAGTACATCACTATTTGTGAGGGCGAGTACGACGCAGCAGCAGCCTACCAGATGCAAGGCAGCAAGTACCCTTGTGTCAGCATCAGGAACGGAGCACAGAGCGCCCTGAAGGACTGTAAGGCGGCTTACGAGTACCTAGATAGCTTCAACGCCATTATTGTATGCTTCGACAGCGACGAGGCAGGCTTAAAAGCCTCTAGAGAGGTTGCAGAGTTATTTGGCGGTAAATCAGCGGTAATGAAACACCCAGTGCAATACAAAGATGCTAACGATTACCTGATGGATGACAATGTTAAAGAGTTTACAGCGGCATTCTGGGCAGCAGAGAGATTCGTACCTGATGGTATCATTAACGGTGCTACGCTCTGGGAAGAGGTTAACAAGCCTCTAGAGAAGGCAGCAGCTATGTACCCTTGGGAGTGCTTAAACAAGCTAACCTACGGCATAAGAGAGGCTGAACTGGTGACAATCACCGCTGGCTCTGGACTAGGTAAGTCTCAGTTTGTTAGAGAGGTAGTCTGGGAGATACTCAAGAGCACAGATAAGAACATTGGCCTGTTATTTCTAGAAGAGAACGCAAGAAAGACAGCGTTGTCTATGATGTCATTAGCAGCCAACAAACCTTTACACCTGCCAGACGTAGAGAGCACAGAAGAAGAACGCTACGAGGCTTTTGAGGCCACTATGGGGACGCAGAGGATGTTCCTGTTTGACCACTTCGGCAGCACCAGCGTCGATAACATCATTGCCCGCTGTCGTTACATGGCAAAGGCGTTAGATACAAAGTATATCTTCTTGGATCACGTCAGTATTGTAGTCAGTGCTCAGAGCAACGGAGACGAGAGAAAAGCCTTAGACGAGATATGCACCAAGCTCAGGATGTTAGTACAAGAGACTGGCATCACGTTGTTTATGGTTAGCCACCTCAAGAGACCTGATGGCAAAGGCCACGAAGAAGGCGCTGTAAGCTCATTGTCACAGCTCAGAGGTTCTGCAAGCATTGCACAGCTCTCAGACATGGTGATAGGACTAGAGCGCAACGGACAGGCTGATGACCCTATAGAGAGGAACACAACGCACGTCAGAGTGCTCAAGAACCGCTTTTGTGGTACTACAGGCAGAGCTGGTGGGTTGCTATTCGATCAGAAGACAGGTAGAATGAACGAAATTAGAGAGGAAGCCCTATAATGAGATGTCTAGCGTGTAATAAGAACCTAACGGATTTTGAATCAACTCGTAGATCAGCACAGAATGGTGATTACTTGGATTTATGCAATGATTGCGCCTTTTACACTGCTGAAGATGTTGATACTATTGACAGAGAAGACCTTAAAAGCGAAGCAGACTGTATTCTGGAGGCAGACAATGAGCAAGATGAGTAACTGGGTACTGGAGAGGCAAGAGGCCAAGCAAGAAGCTAAGCAGGGCAATCCTTTTGACAGGTACAGCAACAAGAAGACTACGGCAGGGCAGTATTATGATTACATTGGACATAGAAACGAATCTAAGCCACGACACCATCTGGGTAGTAGTGACTCAGGACGTGGAAACAGGTAATCTGATGACTCACACCGCTCCCGACACACTAGAACCTGTATTACGTGACTCAAAAGCCGTTATTGGTCACAATATCATAGGTTTTGACGCTCCAGTGCTGGAGAAAGTGTGGAATTTAGTGATACCTGCTAACAAACTCAAGGATACGCTGGCAATGAGTAGGCTCTGGAACCCTTCATTGGAAGGTGGACACAGTTTAGATGCTTGGGGCAAGCGTTTTGGGGATCATAAGATAGAATTTAGTGATTATGACGGTGGTTTAACACCTGAGATGATAGATTACTGCAAGCAGGACGTAGTATTGACCACTAGACTCTACAAACACCTTACAACAACACTAGAGCAGGAGGGATTTAGCCAGCAATGCGTAGATTTAGAAGAGAAGGTGTACATCATTACGGCACAGCAGGAGCGGAACGGCTTTATGCTAGACGTAGAGCAGGCAACTATGTTATGGCAGAGCGTGACGCACCGAATGAGACAGATAACGGAGATGCTACAGGAAGTATTCCCGCCAATAGTGGAGGAGAGGTGGTCAGAAAAGACGGGGAAGCGCCTGAAGGACAAAGTAACTGAGTTCAATGTTGGATCACGCAAGCAAATTGCAGAGAGATTGCAGAGTGTTGGCGTTAAGTTCAAGAAGAAGACAGACAAAGGCGCTATTATCGTTAATGAGAAGGTGTTAGAAGGCATTGACATCCACGAAGCCAAGGTCATACACGAATACCTGATGTTGCAGAAGAGAGCAGCACAGATAGACTCTTGGTTGTCCTTTGAGAAGGAAGGTAGGGTTCACGGCAGGGTTATCACTAACGGAGCTGTGACAGGCCGTATGACGCACCACAGCCCTAACATGGCGCAGGTTCCGTCAGTGACAGCACCGTATGGCAAAGAGTGTAGGTCTTTCTGGTGTGTACCAGAGAATCACAAGCTAGTCGGTATAGACGCTAGTGGTTTAGAGTTAAGAATGCTGGCGCACTACATGCAAGACCCAGCGTACACTGAGCAGATTCTTAGTGGTGATATCCACACTTACAACATGAAAGCTGCTGGTCTCACTAACAGAAACCAGTCGAAGACTTTTATCTACGCTTTTCTTTATGGCGCTGGAGCGGCTAAGATAGGTCAGATTGTAGGCGGTGGCTATAAAGAAGGTGAAGTGCTCATAGAATCTTTCCTACGCAACACTCCCGCACTAGACAAGCTCAGGAAGCGTGTAGCTTACTTCTCAGAAGGCGGCACATTGCCAGCACTAGACGGCAGACGCTTGCGAGTCAGGAGCGAACACGCAGCTTTAAACACTCTCTTGCAAGGCGCAGGAGCTATTGTAATGAAGCAAGCGTTGGTCTTACTGGCAGAGTCGCTAGAGAAATACAAGATACCTTACAAGCTAGTAGCGAACGTACACGATGAATTTCAAATAGAAGTACCAGAAAACTTTGCGGTAACAGTAGGCAAAGCAGCAGTAAGAGCCATTAGGAACGCTGGAGAAGTACTAGAGATGCGCTGCCCTCTTGATGGTGAATACAAGATAGGTAACAACTGGGCAGAAACACATTGATGTGTAGTAATAAGTGTGATATAATATAGGCTGATCAATTGTGATCAAAACAATAGTAAATTACTTAAAGGTGATATAATGAGTGAAGCAAAACCAGTAACAATCAAGTGCGGCATTATGTGGGCAAATCTTCAAGAGAAGAATAAGATGTCTGGTAAGTATCAAGTAGACCTAACAGAGCTGTCTGCTGATGGAAAAGAAGCACTAGAGATGATGGGCTTGTCTGTACGCAGCAAGGAAGGCCACAACGACTTCGTAACCGCTAAGTCTGTAAACCCCATCCGCATCTACGACACTGACGGTAACGAGATCAGAGGCAAGCTACTAGCCAATGGCTCTAAGGCAACCGCTGTCCTAGGCTATTACGACTGGACAAACCCTTCTGGCAAGGCAGGTCGAAGCCCTAGCATTATGAAGCTAGTAATCACTGACTTCATTGAGTACATGGGCAACACTGATGCTGTAGACGTTTCTCTGGAAGAAGCCTTGTGATTTTAATAGATGCAGACATCTTGGTCTACCGTGTAGGTTGGTCTTGTAATGACGCTAGTGAGAAGCAAGCTATCCTAAAGATAGACGACTACGTTGTTAGTCTCATAGAGAACCCTAAGTACCCAGCTACTGAGGAACTACGAGATTATGCTCTGTATCTAACTGGCAAGGGCAACTTCAGAAATGAGTACGCTGTCACTGCTGATTATAAGGCTAACCGTAAAGGTAAGGAGAAACCAAAGCATATTCAGGCTTTAAGAAATCACCTTATCGAGAAGTGGGACGCTATAGTTACTGAGGGAGAAGAGGCAGACGATGCCATAGCTATAGCGGCCACAACTCACGGAGACGCAGCCATCATGGTCACCTTGGACAAAGACTTCGACCAGATAGCAGGGTGGCACTTTAACTTTGTCAAGAATGATAAGTACTACGTTACGCCAGAGGAAGGCATGTTGTTCTTCTATCGTCAAATACTAATGGGTGACCGCGTTGATAACATAATAGGTATCCACGGCATAGGCGAGAAGAAGTCAGCAAAGCTGTTAGAAGACTGCAAGACAGAGCAGGAGTACTACGACAAATGTGTAGAGATGTATGACGGAGACGCAGACAGAGTGCTAGAGAACGGCAGGCTGTTGTGGCTTAGACGTTATGAAGGTGAGATATGGAGCTTTAAAGGTGAGGAATAATGGACGTTGGACAGAAGCACGTTTCCGTTCTTTTATAATATCAGCATTGCGAGGCGCTCACGGTAAATGGGGCGTTAAGCATGATGTTAAGAAGTCAGCGTGGGTAAGTAGAGGTGTCTACAGGTGTGAAGCTTGTAAGAAAGAAGGCTCCTCTACTCTACCACCGTTAGAAGGACGCAAGCGCAAACGTAACAACGCAGCAGTAGATCATATTGATCCAGTGGTAGAACCAGAAGTAGGCTTCGTAGATTGGAACACCTACATTAATAGAATGTTCCTAGAAGCGTCAGGCTACCAAGTGCTGTGTTATAAATGTCATGCTGGAAAGACAGCAGAAGAACGCAAGCGGAGAAAGAGATGAGAGATTTAACTGTAGATTTATTGAAGGAAACTTTTGAGTATAATAAAGAAACTGGAGACTTGATTTGGAAAATAAGAAAGCAAAAAGTAGTTAAAGGAGCTATTGCAGGATCAATCGTACCAGAGGGTTATAGAGTAATACAATTGAATGCAAAATTTTATAAAGCACACAGGCTTGTTTACTTAATGCATAAAGGCTATTTGCCTAAAACACTAGATCATATCAACGGAGACCGCGCCGACAACCGCATTGAAAATTTAAGAGCTGTATCAGCAGGACAGAATCAGCACAACAGAAAACTCAACAGTAATAACACAAGCGGATATAAAGGCGTAGCGTGGGATAAGGAAAATAAAAACTGGACTACCTATATTAATTTAGAAGGTAGGCGTATATTTTTAGGTTACTATAGCACACCAGAAGAAGCTGACAAAGTTGTACGTAAAGCCAGAGAAGAGCTACACGGTGCTTACGCCAATCACGGAGACAAGTAATGAAACATTTAGTTATACCAGACACACAGGTTAAACCTAATAATCCTACTAATCATCTGAGATGGGCTGGTCAGTACGCAGCAGACAAGAAGCCAGAGGTTATTGTTTTCATAGGAGACCATTGGGACATGAGCAGCCTGAGCAGCTTTGATGTTGGCTGTAAGAGCTACGAAGGCAGACGCTACGTTAACGACATTAACGCTGGCATAGACGCTATGCGTAAGTTCTTAGAGCCTATACACAGTGAGCAGGAAAGACTCAAGCGTAACAAATGGAAGCAGTGGAATCCTAGACTGGTGTTTACTCTTGGTAATCACGAGAACCGCATAACAAGAGCCATTGAGTCAGACCCTAAGCTAGACGGTCTCATAGGCTTTAAAGACTTTATGCTAGAGGAGATGGGCTTTGAAGTTGTACCGTTTTTGGAACCTGTTGTCATTGATGACATCGCCTACTGCCACTACTTTACTTCAGGTGTTATGGGCAGGCCAGTTAGTTCTGCTAAGTTAATGTTGCAGAAGAAGTATATGAGCTGTATTATGGGGCATGTTCAAGACCGCGACATAGCTTATGCGCGTAAGGCAGACGGAACTAACCTACTGGGACTGTTCTCAGGCATCTTCTACCAGCACGACGAAGACTACCTAACACCTCAGACCAACGGTAGCTGGTCAGGCATTTGGATGCTTAACGAAGTTGCTAATGGTGGTTGCGACGAGCTGCCAGTTAGTATAAACTACTTGAGAGATAAGTACGGAGACTAAGATGGCTCTCACTTACTACGATTTACTAGAGAAGCTCAAGCTATTAGACGAACTAACAATCATAGAGATATTAGACATTACCTCAGAAGAGTTAGTAGATGCTTTTAGCGAGAAGGCTAACGACAGACTAGAACAATTACAAGAGGAATTTAGACATGAGCATCAATGACGCATCAAGATTTGATTGGGATAGAGTAACCAACAAGACAGGACTAGAGCCTTGGGCTACGTTAGCTGAAGAAGAAGACATGGTAGGCGCACCAAGTCATTACAACACAGGCAGCATAGAGTGTATTGAAGCTATTGAAGAGTCTATGTCTAGTGTTGCATTCAAGGGCTACCTCAAAGGCAACTGCATGAAGTACCTGTGGCGCTATGACTACAAAGGCAAGCAGGTAGAGGACTTACAGAAGGCTGGTTGGTACTTACGTAGATTAACAGATATGGTAACAGAGGAAAATAGCTAATGGATCAGTATCAACAGTTTATACACAAGAGCAGATACGCACGATGGATACCTGAGCTAAACAGGCGTGAGACGTGGGCAGAGACAGTGCAGCGTTACGTTGGCTTCTGGGAAGATCGTGGACAGATAGATGACAAGGTGTCTAAGAAGCTCTATAAGGCTATACATGACATGGACGTTATGCCTTCTATGCGCTGCATGATGACAGCAGGAGTAGCGTTAGACAAGGACAACGTAGCAGGATTCAACTGTAGCTACCTAGCCATTGACTCACCGCGTAGCTTTGACGAGCTAATGTATGTCCTGATGTGTGGTACAGGTGTAGGCTTCAGTGTTGAGCGTAACTTTATCACTAAGCTTCCAGTAGTGGCTGAGACCTTCCACAAGACAGACAGCGTCATTGTAGTGTCTGACAGCAAGATTGGCTGGGCTTCTGCGTTCCGTGAGCTTATTGCTATGCTGTTTGCAGGTAAGATACCTCAGTATGACGTTAGCAAGGTAAGAGGCGCAGGAGAGCGTTTAAAGACCTTTGGTGGTCGTGCGTCAGGTCCAGAGCCTTTAGAAGACCTGTTCCACTTCTGCATTGCTGTGTTCCAGAAAGCAGCAGGACGTAAGCTCAACAGCCTAGAGTGTCACGACATTGTGTGTAAGATTGCAGACATTGTTGTTGTAGGCGGTGTTAGACGTTCAGCACTCATCAGCCTCTCTAACCTATCAGACCCACGAATGGCTAAAGCTAAGAATGGTAACTGGTGGGAGAACGAAGGGCAGCGTAGACTTGCTAACAACTCTGTGGCGTACACTGAGAAGCCAGACTTTGAGGCTTTCTTAGGCGAGATGCAGAACATGTACGAGTCTAAGGCAGGTGAGCGTGGTATCTTCAGTCGTGTAGCAGCACAGAAGATAGCAGCACGTAACGGACGTAGAGACCCTGATCAGGACTTTGGTACTAACCCTTGCTCTGAGATCATCTTACGCAGTAATCAGTTCTGTAACCTGTCAGAGATCGTTGTACGCGCAGACGATACGCTAAAGACGCTAAAGGCTAAGGCTGAGATTGCTTCTATCATTGGTACGCTGCAAGCAACGCTAACAGACTTTAGATACCTGCGTAGTGCTTGGAAGAGAAACACTGAGGAAGAGGCTCTGCTGGGCGTTAGCATGACAGGTATTATGGACCACTACCTATTGAGCAAAGGCGAGTCAAAGGACTTGAGCAAGTGGCTAGAGGAAGTTAGAGATGTATGCGTGGACACTAACAAGGAATGGGCTGCGAAACTTGGCATTAACCAGTCTGCGGCTATTACATGCGTTAAGCCTAGCGGTACTGTATCTCAGCTTGTCGATAGTGCTTCTGGCATCCATCCTCGCTTCTCTAAGCATTACATTCGCAGAGTTCGTAGCGATAAGAAAGACCCGCTTGCAGAGTTTATGTCAAACAGAGGATTCCCTGTAGAGCAAGACCTGATGAGTCCTTCGTCTGCTGTCTTTAGCTTCCCTATTAAAGCTCCTGACACAAGCGTCACAGTGTCTCAGGTGGGTGCTATGCAGCAGCTAGAACTTTGGAAAGCATATCAGAACCACTGGTGCGAACACAAACCAAGCATCACTGTTTATTATACTGATAGCGAGTTCTTGCAGATAGCTCAGTGGATATGGGATAACTTCGAACTGTGTAGTGGTATTAGTCTGTTGCCATTTAGTGATCATGTATATCAACAAGCTCCGTATGAGGACATTACTGCTGAGAAGTACGATGAGTTGGTAGCAGCTATGCCGAAAGGTGTGGATTGGATAGAGTTAGAACAGTATGAACAGGAGGATAATACGACAGGGAGTCAGGAGTTAGCGTGTGTAGGTGGAGCGTGTGAGATAGTGTAAAACCTAGAGGTACAAAAAAGCCCTGTGTAGTTATCTACGCAGGGCTTTTTTGTTTACTGTGCTTGTGGTTCTGCTTCTTGAAACCCTAGTTTTTCTTCAGCAGCGTCAGAAATACTAACTACTCTACTTAAATAATTACTTAACGCAGTTAAAGTAGCCTCTGGTGTTTTGCCTTTTAGTTTAGCGATGTCATACTGCCATTCAGGATTCGTTATTAAATTTATTACGCCTCTGTCGTTAGCAAAATAACCCTTAACTCTTGAATACACGGTTGACGATATTGTATTATTAGGATCACTGTCTCCTATTTTCTTAGAAAGATTAGCATCACTCAATATGTGAGAAAGAACAGTAGCTAAATCATTTACTTTCTTCTGTGCGCCTTTGTCTGTAGATAACTGCTGAAGAAGTGCCACACGCGCCTTTTTATCTTTTAGCAAAGTATTATAAAAGTTTTTTATATTAACTCCTTGAGGGGCTGTCGAGTCTAAAGCATTTTGTAAAGTTCTCACCGCTAACGCTCTTTGCTCTCTAGCTTTTAAATCAGAGTATCCTGAAACTTTGTCTTTTAACTTTTGAGAGACTGCTTCCCTTTGTTTAGCTATTAATCTTTCGTCAGCTTTTGCAGCGCCTGTTTTACCTAAACCACTAGGCAACAACTTATCAAATCTTTTTAGCATTAAGTCCATAAAACCAACATTTTCTATGGGGAAACCTGCCGGCAAGTTTAATTCTTTTTTTAGATCGTTTATGGCATCTAAAGCAACAGCTTGCTCGGCTGTTCTTTTATCTGGTTTAGCTTTTAAAGCTGCTCTGTAATCAACTACTATTTTTCTTAGACTAGGACTAGCTGATATCATCTCGTTAAAATCTTTAATGTCTAATGTTTGTTTGTAAACTTGTTGTCTTGTCTGTTTAAAGGCTTTTTCATCACTGCTTAAAACAAAAGGAGCTTTCGTACTTCCATTAGTAGAAGGTGTAAAGGTAGCTCCATTAAGATTGCCGCCTATTCCTATATCACGATCAGCTATTCTTTGCAGAGATAGCATACCTTCTGTTAAATCGTCATTACGCTGCATAATAAAAGAAGCTATTTCTTCTCTGGTTGCAGTGTTTATGCTTAACTGGTTTTGTCCACTAATTAGCAAGAAATCTCCAGTAGCTTCGGCAGGAGTTACTACAATTCCTAATTCTTCAGCAGACTTTATAACATTAGAAACTTCTTTCTTACTGAGTCTTTCTTTAAGGTCTATTTTATCTGTTTGAACTAGGTCGTCGAGTTTCGCTTTTATAAGCCTGCTACCTGCTCTGACAACAGGAGTTAATATTTTAAAAGCTGAATCCATTGCCGCTGAAATAGCGGAAGCAAAAAGAGTATTATTCGCCCTCTCTTTTTCACCACCTTCTGTAAACTCCATATAACCAGCGACACCGCCAGTAGCAGCACTTTGTAACAGACTTTTAACAACACCTGCACCTTTGCTTGGGCCAAGAGCAAGAGTAGGTAGAGCCTCTCCAGCTATTAAAGCAAGCGCGTTAGGTCTATCTCCTGTCATTTCTTGACGTACTCTTGCGTATACTTGTTGTTTTGTTATTTGCGGGTCTGTGATTACCTGCTCCCGTAGTTGAGCAGCTTCTTCTGCGCTATACTCTTCTCCAACAAGCCAGTTAAAAGTTTCAGTTGCTTTATCTACGGCCTGTGAGATGCCTTGGTTAAGTCCTGCTCTACCTGTAGAAATGCCCATAGCTATGTCAGCAGTTAGAGCCGCAGGTGGGTTAGCAGCGTAGTATTGCCCAAAACCTTCTACAGCTCTCTGTGCTGGTGAACGTGGGTCAGCTACTTCTTGCTGCTTTAGTTCTTGTGCAATAGCTTCTGGTTGAGCTTTAAGAGCATCTTTAGCAGCTTGTTGCTCGTCTAGAATCTGTAAATCTTCTGCGTTGAATTTCATTTAGAAACCCTCCATCCACCTGTGTCTAGCTTTCTAATAATAGCGGCTCCTATGTTTTTACGAGCAAACCTCTTTGAATCTGCTATCATAATTTCGGTAGGTTTTGTTGCGCTTTGCGCTGTCATTAAAGCATCTAATTTTGATTTCTCTAAGCTATTTCTAACTTCCTCTAGAGAGGTTTGTTTTTCTCCGTCCGTAAACACAGGAGAACCGCTAGTTTTCTTCCCAAGGTACAAACGATCAAATAAACGCATATTATCTTCGACCATCTCAAAATTATCTACAAGCTTCTTTTCAGTCTTTCCATTAACAGTTACATTTCTAAGAGTAGCTCCAGCAGTTCTTGGAAAATCTTCAGCGTATCGCGACCAAGCTGCGTTAAAGCCTACAGTAGTGTTGTATTTTTCAAACCATTGCTCCTCTGCGTTTACTTTGTTCATTGCCGATTGCAGCGTTGCTTTATCCATGTTAATTTTGCCCATACGAACCGCTTTAGGCATGTTAACAGATGTGGTATATTTATTATGCTCTGCGTTTTCTCTGTCAGAAATAGCACCTTTAGTCATTTCTGTCATCTTAGCTTTTAATAACTTAGCTTGCGTTTCATATAGCGCCTGTCCAGAAGCCCCTGCTGGGACTTTATAACTAGGGTCTAAAATCTGTAAAGCAGTTGTTATATAATTAGTAGCGCTTGCAAAAAACTCTGTTCCTGCTCCTCCTTCACCAACAACACCAGACTGCTCTAGTTCTTCTAGTTTTTGATAAACAGGCATAAACTTGTCATAAGATTCTTTAGTTAGTGCTCCTCTTTCTATCAAATCCTTAGACATGTCTTTAAATTTTTCTAATGTCATAGCAGATTCTAACTCTGCTCTTACTGCTGCTTCACTAGGAGCCGTACTAACAAGAGACGAGGCAGGTTTAAGAAAAGTATCAGCTATTACAAGGCCTTTATCTGTAACGTCAGCGGTTAAATCAATTCTTTCATTTTTAGAATTATATAAGTGAGCACCTCTCTGATAAACATTTCCTAGGGTTTTCTGTGTTACTGGGTCAACTAGATATTTTACTTTTAAATCTGTAGTTTTAGGAAGAGCACCTATAATATCTATACCTTTCTGCAAAGCTCCCGAAACATTTGCCATAATAGCGTCTTTTAACGCAGAATATTCAGCAGGGAGGTTGTCTGCTACTGCTTTAGCTTGTGGTTCTAAGTTTTCCAAATCTAAGGCTTGCTTATTCAGAGCATTAGCACCCTCTATATCACCCTGAATCTGCTTAACCTTCGCCATAGTGCGTAGACCGTCAGAACTTTTTAAGTCTATGCCACTAATAGCACTAGCTATGTTCTGCTGTGGAGAAGGCTTACCACCACGAGCTAGGTTCTGTATACCGCCAGACAACTTAGCCGCCTGTTGTGCTCCAAACATCCCTGCAAAGTTCTTAGAACCAGCGACAGGGGTAGGTTGTACAGGCTGCTGTGTGTCAGAAATGCCTGTTAGTAGTCTTACTAAATCTTGTTGAGTAGCCATTATTCATCACCTCCAAGGTATTTAAAGATAGCTGCCATCATGCCACCACCGCCGTCTGTGCCTTGCTTTAAAGCAGCCGCTAACAGCTTATCTCTAGTAGACATCTCTGACCCAACAACGCCTTCTAACAGAGCTGATTGCTGTCCTAGTCTTAGCTGATTAGCCATTTGCTCTGCATTCAAGCGTCCTTCTATGCCTCCTAAGTCTAGCTGCGAACCTAGTTCAGTACCAGTCCTACGACCAATATCAGCAAAGCCAGCAGCAGGTGTAGCGCCACTCAGTAGATTAAGAGCTTGCTGTTGTGGCTGATAACCAGCAGTCATTAGACCTTGAGCACCTGCTAGAGACTGTTGCTGCTCTGCTAGTGCTTGATTTCTAGCGCCTAAGTTAGCACGACCCATAGCTTCTTGACGAGCTGTTTCTTGCGCTAGAAGTTCAGGAGAAGCACCGCCATAAGCACTAGAAGAAATACCTAGTCTGCCTTGAGACAACATGCGTTCTTCTGTAGCTAGACGGTTACGTTCTTCTTCAGGACGCTGTGTGGCTCTTATTTGCTCAAATATAGACGCTTGCTGCGCTGCTGGGTCTTGACCTACCTGTCCAAACAAACCCTGTGCTTGTCCCATTAGCTGCTGTTGCATAGCAGCCTGTTCAGGAGATAAGTTAACATCAAAGCCGCCTTGAGCGTTGGTAGCTACGTTAGCTAAGTCACTAGTAACAGCGTAAGGCTGAAAAGCTGTACCTGCTCTTGCTTGTTCAGAGAGCAGTCCTGTAGCGTCTTGTAGTTCTCTACCTGTGTCTTGTACATTTTTAATGTTCTCTTGACCAAGATAGTAGCTACCGCCTGTTCTACCAATATTAGTTAAAAAACCCTGCCAATCAAAACCAGCTTCTGTTCCAGTTTCTACACTCATTAGAATGCACCTCCAGTTATAGTTCCTGCTGTGACAACGCCTGAGACATTGAGTGTCGTCGCAGCGACAGTTCCTGTGAATGTAGGACTAGCAGTGTTAGATTTACTGTTAACAGCAACAGCAATGTTAGTGTATTCAGCGTCAATTTCTGTCCCTCGTACTATTTTATTTGCATTTCCAGAAGCTAGTGCATCTTTAGCAGCAAAGTTAGTTGTTTTTGTATAATTGGACATTAAATAAGTCTCCCCATTAGAGCATGTATATCAATTTTTTGAATAGAAAAAGGAACATTGGCTATCTGCGCTTCAATACCAATAGTAAGAATACTACCGCTGCCGTTAGCGTTTACACTAGCTCTGTTAATCAAAGCGTCAACACCTCCTGAGTACTCTGAAATAGCGTATTGAGCAACACCGTATTCAGAAACAGCGTTACTAGCACTAAATGTAAAAGCTTGTTTATTAAAAGCTTCTGTGTAGTCGTAGCCCCAGTTTAGTGTAATGTCTGTGCCGTGAGCACCTACAATAGTTAAATTAAACTTTTTTAGGAACTTTAAATTAGAAGCGTTACCAAAGTCTGTAGGATTGCTAAAATATCGTAACTGATACTCAGAAGTGTTGTCTAAGTATCCGTGATATTTAACAATACCTGTAGACTTTCCTATGTAAATTGTTCCGTCTTCTGCTAAGTTTAAAGCTAGAGGGTCAATAACTGACCATGTAGTAACACGATGTGCTCCAGATTCGTTTAACGGACCTCTCATATCAAAGCAGTATACCTCACCAGTAGAGGGTAAGGTGAGCAAGTAAAAAGCTTCGTCTGGGCTATACAGAGATTTTATAGGTAACTGCTGCTTTTCAACAAGAGACATCAAGTCGTTACGAACATTCTTGCTAATGTCTCTCATAGGCAGAGATTTTTCTTGAATTACTCTACCAAAGCTGCGTACACCAGAGTCAGATAAGAATATTAGATCGTTGCCTGTCTGTTGTACTGAGTCACGAGCAATACAACCTACACCGTCAATAGTATCTGCAAGAACCATATTAGCAGGTGACGAAGCGCCTGAATACACAACAATAGAACGCTTACCAAAGATAACTAAGAAGTCATTGTGTGCAGCTAAAGACACAACCTCGTCAAAGCCAGAAGGCCAGACTAAAGTTAAATCTAAGCTGCCTGAAGCGCCTCCTGTCCAAGCTGCTCCGTTAAGAGTGTCACTCCAGTAAACAATGTATTTGCTTCCTACAACACCTGCTACCCACATCTTACCAAAAGCAGCCAAAGCTTCGTTTCCTTGAGGCATTGTACCTGCGGAGTGTGCATGACTAGATATTTTCTCTAGTACAAAAGAACCTGACTCGTCTGTTCCAATAAGAGGCTCGTGACCGCTTTGTACCATCTGTATATGATTATTAAAGTTAACACACTTCCAATTGTTAGCAGAAGGCGTGTAATTAGCAGGGGTAATGTCAACAAGAGTTGTAGTACCTTTAAATATTTTATTGTTGCCAGCAGAGATAACAATCTTATCACCGCTTCTGTCTACAAACTCAAAGATAGTTTCAATACCACGGCTAGAGCCTAACACGGCTGCTCCGTTACCGCTGACGTTTAAGTAGCCTTTACGTGCGCCTATGCGTCCTAGCTTGTCAATGACACAGTTATCAGCAATGGCAGCAAAGGAAGGGTCTACACCAATAGGTGAATCTTGTGTGTTAAGCCCAGCAAAGCCGGGACTTGCTATGGTAATGTTCTGTAGTTGTTGGGCCATTATGAGTACCAGATAGTTTCTTCAGGATGTAAAGCAGCGTCCATAGCTATGGCATCTGCCAATGAAGAGTCAGCAAGTCCGAACAACTCTGCTGCGCTTGTGCCTCCAGTTTCTCCTCTTTCTCTAGCAGCTAAGGCTAATGCTAGTCTAACAACAGGGTTAAAAGGTACATCCAATCTGTCAGCGTCATTAACAAAGTCTGAAGTCCTTAGAACCACGTTAAAGCGCAGTGTGTACGCTTTGTCAGGAATAGGATATAAGTCAACACCGTTAATACCGTTAAAGCTGTAGAAGGTTGTAGTGCCTTTAGGAACGCTTGTGAAGTCTAAGAAGGCGCTATCAAACCAACGTGAAGTCTTGTAACTCAAGAAAGAGTTTAGACTATCGTTAGTAGCGTCTAGAATTTTAATGGTGTTGTCTGCGTCTGTAAGAACATAGTTAAAAACATCAGCTTGTGTGTCTACTGTTAGCGTGTTACGTAGTCCTGTCCAGTCCCATGCGTTCTCTACTGCTCTCTTAGCGTCACTAACGTAAGCGCCTATGAGCTTAGAGTATGCGTTCTCGTTAACAGTAGCAACTTCATTCTCACGAAGTCTTACTAATACTTTATTGACTAGTTCTAGATAAGTCATCTTCTATTCCTTTGTAAGTTTGCTAACATTCCAGCATTGGGATTAGCTTGTATAAATTCAAGTAAAATGTCGTTACGTACGTTAGATGACATCATGCCTTGCTCTGGAGCTTGTTGTGCATATTGCAAGAGTTCTTGCGTATCTTGTGGCTTCTGTAGCTTTAAGAAGTCTGCAAAAAGAGACTCAGTTTGTGACCTTCCTCCGTAACCTATACCAGAACCGCCTCCGCTGCCTCCTCCTGAGCCGCCTCCTGAGCCGCTCCCAGTGCCAGAGCCTGTGCCAGAACCAGAGCCTGTGCCGTCACCGCCACTATCGCCTCCGCCTGTACCGCCATCTCCTCCGTCACCAAGGTCTCCATCACCACCGCCAGTGCCAGTATCACCGCTACCACCACCACTTGTATCTCCACCGCCACCAGTACCAGAGGTATCTCCACCACCGCCAGTGCCAGAAGTGTCGCCTCCGCCACCAGTTCCAGTATCTCCACCACCTCCTGTGTCAGTATCACCTCCGCCACCAGTGCCTGTATCGCTTCCACCTCCAGTGGTATCAGTGTCTCCTCCACCTCCAGTGGTATCAGTGTCTCCTCCACCTCCCGTGGTATCAGTGTCTCCTCCACCTCCAGTGGTATCAGTGTCTCCTCCACCTCCCGTGGTGTCAGTGTCTATGCCACCGCCTCCGTCAGTAGTATTGATAAGAATGTCAATTACTTGTTTGTCGTCGTCGTCCTCGTCTCCGTCTCCAGAGTCTGTATCATCACCAGTACCAGTTTCTGAGGGAGTAGAGCCAGAATCAGTAGACATCTGATCTGCTATTTCTTGGTCAGTTAAATAGAAATCTTCAGGAACATCAGAGCTATATGTACCGTTCTTCCAATCTATATCATAAATTAGATCACCAATACGTACTTGCCAAGTACCACTTTTGCCCCACTCAGCATCGTCTGAACTAGTAATAACTAGAGTGTCTTCTAGTATCTCTCTATCTTCCCACCTTGTTCGGTTGCCGTCTGCATCAACAAGAATAACGCCTTTGTAAGTACCACCACCTGTTTGATTACCAGCAGCGTCTACGTTACCATCACCTGCTACTGGGTCAAACTGACTACCACCAGCAATATCGCCAGAGCTGCCAACAGCATCAGCACCGCCACCAGTATCTCCGCCACCAACATCTCCGCCACCAACATCTCCAGCACCACCAGCACCGCCAGTGTCTCCGCCAGTATCACCACTACCCCCGCCACCGTTATTAGATGTGTCTGTTGTTTCAGGCGTTTCAATTACTTCTGGTAGCGTAGGAGGCTTTATATTAGGATTAGGCTCAAACTCGTTTATGATTGGTTCTTTGTCTAAGTCTCCAGTAATAGCGTCTACTACAGTTTCAGGATTATCTGGAGTAACACCTGTAGCGTTTAAGTAACCAGACTCTCTTGTAGCAAGGTCTGCTGCATCTGCTGCGTTTGCTTCTAGATTAGAAATACGAACTTCATCAGCATAGTTAGCAAGTGTTACTAACTGACCTATGCTGCTTACTCCACCATCTACTGCATCTTGCATGAGATTAACTAAAACCCCTTCAGGTACTGTATTTTTTGCAGCATCTACAGCGGGTGCTAAAACAGAAGAACCCATTAAATCATCTATTGAGGTGTCTCCAGTTGCTAGTCCTAAAATATCATTTATAGGCGTTCCTAAGATTTCTGGAGCTATTTGTAAATTAGCCAGTGTAGCTTCTCGTAATGCGTTAGCTTGATCTACAGTAGTTACTGTTCCTGCCGCAATAGCGTCTTCAACAGTGTTGTCTGCTATTGTGCCAGCAGCAGCGGCGGTTTCTCCAGAAAAAACACCTGATATTTTTAAACCGCCAGCCACTAATGTAACTACTTCCATAGGAGAAAGAGACTCTCCTCCTGCTGCTTTAATAGCAAGCAAAGCTAACTTTCCTCCAGGAATTGCAGCAGCCATTACGTTAATAATAGGATTGTTTACAAACTCTTGAAAACTAGAAGGGTCTTCAACCCATTGAGCAGAATAAGAACCTACAGGGCCATAAGCTTCGTAGTGACCGCCATTTACATGGTCGTCTCCAGCTACGCTTGTAATAGAGTTTTGTGTTCCAGTATTTAAAAAGTATTTAACACCGTCTATTTCTTTATATGAAGGTATGTCATTATCATTAACATAGGAAACAACATTAGTGTCTACTTCTTTTTTATAATAATCTTTAGTTGTTTTTCGGGGGTTTTGACGTAGCTTATTAATATCTACATTAGACAAACCACTAAAATCACCAGCTTCCGCAGAAGCTAAAGCTAGGGCGCGGCCTTGTCCTTGTTGTTGTTTAACAAAGCTTCCTAAACCTGATAACGCTGTGTCAGCATCCTCAAAAGAACCTGCCTCTGCTAAAGTAAGCCCAGTTGGTCTAGCAGAGCCTTCAACAGCAAAACTGTCTTGCGCTAGGCTAAGAGAAGTGTCGTCAAAGACATCTGTTTCATCAAAATCACTTGCAAAAGCATCAGCCATATTATTTCTCTCTTTGAACGCCTTTAGACTTCTCAACTGTACGCATAGCGCCTAAGCCTAACATACCCATTAAGACGGTAGTTAACAAAGAGCTATCAACAGGAGGAACAGTAAACCAGATACTTAGAATAGGAGATAGGATAGTAGAGTACACAAGAGCGAAGCAGCATGACCATCCAACAGCAGGTCTCCATCCAGCTACAAACAGATTCTTGTGTGCCGCTTCTACCTTGTTGACCTCTAGCTGCCCCTTAGCAAGTTCTTGAGCGTGTGACTCCGCTAGAGTCGCTAGTTTAAAGGCTATTGCGTTCTTTTCGTCTTTGTCCTCAATGACTTTATCTAGTAGCTGTGTCACGGGAGCTATCAAACTCGCTAAAATACTCATATATTATACACTATTTTTGGTTAAAAGTCAAGACCTGTGGAATAGTTTTTTTACAGTGTCAGTTTCCCATATACGGATACCTAGCCACACTATAGTAAATATAGAGGCCGTAGGTGGAAGCCAAGCTGCTAAAGCAAGAACACCTGTAGAGGCAGCAGCTAAGTCAATAACATCCTTACCTGTATCAAGCATAGTTAAGTCCTGCTGTGATTGCAGCGTTAAGAGGTGTCATGTCCTCTGTAGTCCAGAAGTCTTTGGCTATCATAATCTGTAGATGTTGTACGTTACGGTCTACAGCAGCGGCAGGCTCGTAGTGACTAGAGTCATCAGCAACAATAGCATTGATAAGGTCTACACTGGATAAGCACCAGAGATACTGCTGTGCTGGGGTTGCGTCTTGATGGCTCATTAGTTATTCTCCAGTTCTGTTACACGCGCTGAAAGCTCTTGTATGGCCTTCACAAGGATAGGAATAAGATTACCTGCCGTAGCCTCTAGCTTCTCAGGGTTAGACTCATAGACTAAGTTAAGCTTGTTCTTGTCTGCTCCAGCAGCCTCTAGCAACTCTTGTGCAATAAAGCCTTGCTCTACCTTACCGTCCTTAGAACTACCATCACGAGTAGCCCATGTAAACTGACGTGGCTGTAGCGTGTTAAGAAAGTCTACACCGTAAGATGTGTCAACAATGTTAGTCTTATCTCTAGCATCTGACAACGAAGAGATGCTTGTTACGTTACAGCGTAGAGCAGTCATGCTACTACCGCCTAAAGTAATTTCATGACTTACAGTAGGAGAAGAAGCAAAGGAAGATAGACCAATACAGATGTTAGTTGATCCTGTAGTGAGGTTATTGCCTGCTGAATCACCCAGTAAAGTATTACTAAAAGCTGATGTTAAAGCGTTACCAGCAAAGTTACCAATGGCTGTGTTGTAGTTACCAGTAACTTTGTTCATGGCGCTTGTGCCTATTGCGGTGTTTCCTGTGCCTACAATATTAGTTAGAAGTGCTTGATGTCCTACAGCAGTGTTGGCAGTAGGAGTAGTAATTGCTTTACCAGCCTCATTACCAATTAAAGTAGCTTGAGAAGCAGTGGTTAAAGCAGCACCAGCACTAGCACCTAGTGTCACGTTAAACGTGCTTGTAGGGTTGTTAATAGCAAAGTTAACAGTAGATACAATATCAACAGGAGCAGAGCCGTTAAAGTTAACTGTGCCTGTAACACCGCCACTTAAAGAGATAGCCCTAGCAGTTGTTAACGCATCAGCCGTAGCAACCGTAGTAGGCGCTAACTCAACAACAACACCGCTAGAGTTCTTAGTGTATAGCTTCTTGTCTGTGACGTTGACAGCCAGTTCACCTTGAGTTAAAACTCCAGCAGTAGGTACAGCACCACCAGTGCTTGAGTTCTTTGTAATAATTGTAGTCATTTTACTGACCTCCAGTAATTAAGATATATAGTCCAATTCCTACAATGATTAGTAAGACTGTTCCTAAGATTGTTTTAACTGCTTCTGTTGCTTTAGTCTGCTTGCGTAACTTAGCTAGTCGTTGTTTCTCTAGCTTGTGCTTGTGTTCCATTAGAGACTTATGTTGTATGTGTAACATGTCACGCCACACTTCTCTAGGGGTTATCTTCTTTAGTTCCTTCTCACGCTCTCTAATGG